AACCTGCAAGATTTCAGGGTTCTCACCTGGGCGTGACACCAAATATTCGTCAGGAAAAATGCCTCGCTCAATAGCAATTTCGGTGAGTGCCTGTAAACGGGCACGGGTGTAATACATGCCCAATAGACCATCGAACTGTCCACGGGGTTTGTCTAGCGTGACACGGGAAGGCATCACCACCAACGGCATGCCTGTACGGTTAATCATGCGGGTTAGTTCTACTACACGCGCACCACTATAGCTTTGACCGGTTTGCGTATCACGGGCTTTCTCTGTCCCAAGAACGCAAGTAACTATCTCGTTGTCACAAACATATTCGAGGATAGTAAACATGTCATCCCACGAAGGGTTACCGACATTAAGTACACCGTCGATAGCGTAACCATAGTTTTGTGTTAACCAGCGGTACGTGCGGTTGTACGTGAAAATGCAGTTATCGGGTACAGGGTTGTCGAGGTCTGTGGATGGTGCAGCGAAAGTGTCTAACGGGTTGCGTAGATGCCATTCGGGTAGACGTTTATCAAAGTTGGGTTTAATAAAAACGGGGCTAGACGAATATGCAAGAAGATGCCTGGCTCGTCGACGCATCTTTTGGTTCATGCGGTTAGCATCCCAAATAGCTGTCATCGCACGGTTGCGGTCACGAGAAAGTTTCATAGACCTGTCGTTGCCTTCACGCAACGCAGGAAAATATGGTGTTGGCATAGTAGAGGCTATGCGCATACTCATTTGGTCTAAACCCTGTACGAGAAGGTTAGCTACAGAAGATTTAGTGTTCCTATCTAGTTCGTTTAAAGGCACGATAATGTCGCCGTTAGCCAACCTGCGAACATCGCGCATTTGTTGAAGAACGGGTCCTTGTGCGTCTAGACGCTCTTTGTATAGTTCAACTATCTGTTCTGGTGTAATCATTTATTTCTTTTTTGGTGCTGTTTTAGGCTGTTTTGTTAATGGGTTACCTAAAGCCATACCAGCAGCCTGTTTATAGGCATATTGGTAATCTTTTATGTTCGGTTGTCTCCTGCTTGGACTTCCCAACGCAGTACGAGCAGCTCCAATAAGACTAGCGTTCTTTGCGTCAGAAATTGCTTTACCTTTTGATGCAGCAGCGGTTGCATAAACAGAACCCGTGTTTATTGCGGGCTTAGACTTTGATGAACTAGAAGATGAACTGTTAGAGCCGGAACCTTTAGAACCAGAACCTTTACTACCGGCGTTGCTGCCTTTAGAGTCTTTACCTTTTTTGCCCATAGGTTTACCAAGTGCAATAGCAGCAGCACCTTTTAGACTTTTTGCTTTAGCGCGTTGCACAGCAGCCGCACTTTTCTTTTTAGGCATTTTTCCGCCAGGGTTGCTGTTGGAAAACATATTTGCATATCCTGCAAAATCTTCAGGGTTCATTGACATGTTCTATTCCTTTACTTTTTAAATGCTTTGTAGGGGTCCATTTTTGGGCCACGCTTGTTCGTAGGGACTTTGTTCGAAGCATAATAATCTTTAGAACCTTCCCAGCGGAGAGTGGCAATGCGACGGGCAGCAGCTTGGGCTTGGGCGGATGTTCCAGCAATAACTTTGCCGTTAGGCATTTTGATTTGGCCTTCACTGACAACATCTTGGAAAGAAGCAATAAACGCTTTCTTGCCGGATTGCATGTCAACACGTTTTGTGCTTGAATATTTTTTTGCAAGAGCATCATCAAGGTCACTACCTACAGACACTTTTCTTCCAGTCCCAACATTTACAACGTATCCAGTTGGGGTGGGAGGTGATTTCTTTTTAGCGGCGGCCATGATACTCCTCAAAGATTAGGTGACATAACAATAACATAACTATCTGTCCAACATCCAAGAAGGTCGCCACTGGCGGGGAGGAGCCTTCGCTTTAGTTAGGTTCGGCAGATTCAACACAGCCATCCACAAACTCATCACAATGTCCGTGCCGTTCTTCTTGTCACGAGTCCACTTACACAACTCATCCACCGCAGCCATCGTTTTCCAGTTGCCACGCATCGACGGGAACCTTAAAGCACCTGTACGGATGATTGCCGGTAACAAAGCTTCCACACCCAGGTTCTCGTCAAGCTTGTTTCGGCTAGTCGTGTGCGGAACAATATTCACCATCTGACGTGACTGCCATTTGCGAACAAAATCGTGTGCCAACAAGAACCTTTGGGCAGCGTTAATCTCCACAACCCAATGCGATATTGGGTAACCCAAAGCCATCGAGCGGTTCTGCCACTCCTCCATCATCCCTGAATACTCACCTGTCATAGTGTTATACCCAAGTAGGTCCTCAGCGGTCAGTTTGACACGCTCAACATCAACCACATGGTAAAGGTTCGTTTCAGGCTGATACAAAATCCATGTCAAAGCCCAAAACTGTGTCGGGGAAGGGTCAACGGCCACGATAGAAACTATTGGTGGAGCCAAACCATAGGGGATATGCCCTGGCATACGGTCATTATCTATACAACCCTGATACAAAACCCCGTCAACACCCATCCCGCCCGTTAGCATGGTGCGTGAAACAAGGTATGCCTCGTCCCCAGCGTCCTCTTGTTGGTAAACAACCTTGAAAGTTGTCGGGTTAGAGTATCTAATGTACGACAAATCTTTCCAAGACAACCGCACAGGGTCCAATAAAGGCCCGTTCGGGTACGGCAAAGCCTTGTTAGACCTAGATTCTTTACCTGTATCCAGTTCCGGATAGTAAGCCTTATAGATGATGTGATGATATTTAGATGACTTCTGTGGTTCGTCACCAACATCTTCAGGGTTCTCAACGTTCGACCCGTCATACTCGTAATCATCGTCATCGTAAGAAACTTTAGATAGACAATGGGCGTACAAGTCGCCTGGTCCTAGTTTCTGTCCGATAACAGCTAGTAAACCACCTGGGTCTACACGTGCCTCGGCCATCGAATCCCATCGTTCCAACAGTTTGTCACGGGCAGTCGATTCACGGGCGTTCTCAGGGGAAGCAACGTCATCAAAAAGACACAAATCTGCACGGTGACCAATAAACTCGGCATCAATACCATACGCACGAACAGTCGGTTCCTTGTTGTCGGTGTTACCTGTTATCTCTTGCTCCACAATAAACTCGTCGGCACGCCACAAAGCTGTTTGTGAAGCAGGTTTAAACCGCCCATAGTCAATACTCAAGCAGCCTTTAGCGTTGACCGCTAACCCTTTCTTCACCAGTTCAGGGTCAGGCTCTAAAGCGGTAGGGCGTTCAAGGGTGTCACGGATACGCCTCGAATACATCTTCGCTAGGTTCTGCGAAATACTCCCGTACAGGACTCGGATTGCACGGTTCCGGACGATACACCACACCGCAACATCGTGAAACAAGGTGGACTTGCCGGAACCAGGCGCAACATTCAATACCAGGAACTCTTTTTCTTCCGACTCCAAATACTGCACAATCTTGTATGCAGCCTCAACTTGCCAAGGGGAAGGCACACGCCCCAAATAGTATGACCTAAAGAAATCAAAATCCTGTAAACCCCTTTGCGCTTCGGGACACAACCTGTCTTTAGGTATCGCCGGTGGCAGTTCAGATGCAACATCAAGTATCCGCATGGCGCGAGCCTGGACTCCACCGTCTTTACGTTTCGATGCTGACTCTTCGGCGCGGGCTACAGCTAGTTCTGCCATAGCACTCTTTTTGCGTATCTCCCATTTCGATGCAGTGTTCACGTGTATCCCTGCGATACGTGCCGCTTCGGTTAGGGTCATGCCGGATGCGCGGGCCTGCCAAAAACGGGCTTTGTCTGCTTCACTAACTACACGTTTAGTCCCCAAAGGACCCCTCAATCAGCGTTTGTTGTTTTTGGATTTGTTTTTTGGTGCAGTCTTTTTAGCTACAACAGCAGCCGCACCAGCAACTTCAACGTTGCGAACGGTTTGACCAACTTTAGCTAAAGCACGACCAGTGGTTACAGTAGCCATTTTCCCTGCTCGACCAGACTGCTTGTATGCACCCTTGTAAAGATTCATCATACGTGCAGCTTGTTGCGCTTCAGAACCAACAGCAGTAGAAGTTAACTGTTTACCTGTAACGGTTTCAGACATCTTCAATTTTCCACCCATACCGCTTTTACCTAAACCACGGTATGTAGCCAAACTGGATTCAGCGGTTATAGACCCAACCTTGTTAGATATGGCTTTAACAATCTGACCTTTACCTGGCAAAGCAGTCACAGCCAAAGCAGCGTTAATAATGTTTTTTGCTTTAGTAGGTTCAGATAAAGCGAAACCTTGCGCGACAGAAGCACCCGAACCTGCGAACGCACCTTTACTACCTTTACCACTCATGCTCGGTATACGGGGGCCACCCTTAGCGAGACCTGTAGCTGATTGTCCTTTAGCAGTCACAGCAGTAGTGGGTTTGATACCGCCCCACACGACACCTTTAATCATTGGCGCACCGGCAGCCACTTCATTCTTTGGATTCGATTTAGCATTTTTAGGAATTTGTTTCGCCATACCTGCAAACAATATCATAGGTGTGGTACGATGCACGTAATTCAACAAGACCTTAACGTCGGGATGACAGTGAAGGCAAGCACAGGTTGTACACCGGTTGCATGGTGCGGGACGTAAACAGGGAAACCTGGGTAGATGTTTCCTGCAACCAACAAGTATCCACGGCTCAACCTTGCCCTGTTGCGTAAGAGAAACAAGCAGCTAGAAATACATATGGGTGTCGGCTAGAAACTGGTCACGGCGACCTTGAACAATATTGTTCTTAACCGTGGGGGGACTTAGACCAGACTGTCCGTTGTTCAGTACATAGGTTCTACCGCCCTCACTGCGTTCGGTTGCTACCGGTGGACACGTAGACACACTGGTGAGCCAACTTAAAGTACCCCCGTGAAACAGACAGTCAATAAACATTTATTACATTTCCCCAACATGTCCAGCAACCAGAAAACACGCTCCAAAAAGAGCGGTCGAACGCACCCCCAGCCCCCTCAACCCACCAGTTATCCACAACCTGTGGACAAACCTGTGGACACACAAAACCACTCACAGTGACCACCCGACCTCAAGAGCAAAAAGAGTGAAAACATACAGGCACGATAATACGTATATATACCCCCAGCTGCCTCGGCATACCCCCCGTTAGCGTTACGCCAGACCCGCGCCAACACGTGACCCAACACAACACGCCCCCCACCATCGAAACACTCACCTACCCGCCCCCACCTACCCGCCCCGCTACCCCGCAACACAAGAAAAAGTATCGGCCGGCCAAACTAAAACACTCTGCCCGTACTAGACATGAGTTGTCGCCTATCTATTTTTTTCTTCTTGTGGCGGCCGTGGAAAATATTTTTAATAAATGTCTTTTCAGTACTTGCTAATAGTTGTCTATTCCTTTATAGTGTGTCTTGTGGGAATAGTCCCATCACTAGCTATAGGGGATATTATGAATGATGCTAAAGAATACGCTCTACTAATTAAGGCCGAAATAGTGGCGTTAAATACTCTTCTTGAAGAGTGGGGCGACATTGTGCGCATAGCAGAAGAAGATAGGGCGGAGTTCGATGAGGTCACGGCGGCCTTGAATGTTTTAGAAATGGAATGGCCCGATGATGACGGGGCAGACATTGCGCACGATTACCTTAACGATAGGTGCTTAGATATAGATATCTGGCGTAAAGTTGGCGAGAGTGACGGGGCGACACGTTGCGAAATTTTGCGGACTTGTGGCGGCCCGCGTTGTGACATTTTGCGGGATAGTGACGATGGTTCGCACGTTGAGATTCGGGTTCACTCTGGTAGTGATTCGCATACGTTGCGGGTCTATGCGGGGACTCTGGCCGATTACCTTGACGAAATGGCGGGGGGCTACTGATGAAGAACCTATTTTTAGAGCATGACCTAGCAGAACTACGGCACGCCCAACGGGCCGAACGTTTGCGGGCGAGAGAGTTTCGGGGGGCGTTGTCTTTTGCCGTGTTCACGGTGCCGGCTACTGCCATCATTGCGTTTATTTGCGCTAACTATGACGGGCCAGAACGGGCGGGCCTTTTGGTCATGATGTTCACGGCCTGCACGTTTACTGTGTGCATGGCGTTTTGGGTGGCCCGTGATACGTGGCGGGTCTTGCGTGACGTTAGGTGGCGTATTGAAATACTGCTAGACAACGTGAAAGAAACCATTTAGCATTTAGGTGCTACGGGCGGGGCGTGTACCCTTGCCGATGTTCACAACGTCGGCCGCCCACTCTGCCATTTCGGGCAGTACTAAGAATAGGGGTATCTTGTGAATGTTTCGGAAATAAATTTTTATGCGGAATCCATGTTTAAAGATAGTTTGGCCGATGTTGTTCTGCTATCTAATGGTGACATTTTGCATGATGGCGAGACATATTCTCGCCGTGATTATGTCGATGCTCTTTTAGAGTGGGAAGAACGGCTAGGCGCTACTACTGATTATTTTGTTTCGACGTTCGCCCAATGGGGCGGCCGTTTTTTTACTGAAAAACTTTTCGATAGTGAAGAATGTTTAGGGGTTCAACCCATCGATGCCGTTGTGCAAAAATATTTTGAGTTGTTAGAAACTAATTTCGTGGCCGGCTAATAGTCTGGCCGCCAACACCTACCGCCGTCGGGCGTAAGATTCAATTCTGAGTAGGTACTACTCTCACCATTGGGGTGGGCGTTAAAGGATAGGGGTATCTAATGGATATGGTTAAAGAAACATTCAAGGCCGATAGCGGCCAATTTTTTGAGTGGGGCGTGTTTACTGTCGGCCCCGATATTGACGGGCCTTACCTAGTGGGGGTTCATAACCCCAAAAAAACGTGGAATAATTTTTTTATGCCGTTTCTAACGTTCGATGGTGTTGTGGAATTGGCAGAATGGGCGGGGCGTGAAATGTCTGCCGGCCGTATGGAATTTTGTGGCGGGCCGACGATTACTGATGATGGCCGTATTTTTTGGGATAACACTCTTGACGGTTCTGTCGGCGTTGAATTGTTGCCAACATATTTCGATGACAAGTATGGTGATGAACCATTTTTCGATGTTGGTTCTTTTGGGTGGGCATTTGAGATATGGGGGGCAAAATAATGCGGGTGTACGTGGCTACTATCCCAACTAAATACGAAATTGTGGCAGTAGCTACAACGGAATCCGATGCGCGCTATCTGGCGGCCGAACATGCCAAAACGTATTTGGCCGATGTTGGTATCCATTACGATAGCGCCGACAAGGTTCTAGAATATTTCGGGTGTTGTGTTACTGAAATTGAAATTGGTACGGCAAAATTTGTTAGTTGAATAGTTGCGGGTCATACCCGCCCCCTACCGTTTTGGGCGTGAGATTCAATTCTCAGTAGGGACTCTGCCATTTGGGGCAGTATTAAGAATAGGGGAAATATGAGAATAGAAATATCTGGCGGCGTTGCCGGCAATTTGTTTAAGGCCGTGGATACGGCACGGGCTACCGATGCAATGCGTTTAGCGTTGACGGGTGTTAATTGGGAAATAGCGGCGGGGGTTCATATCTTTACTGCTACCGATTCGTATCGTTTGCATACCGTTTCGATACCAGACCTAACGGCCACCTATGAGAATAGTGTTTTGTTGTCTGGCGATATTGTTAAGGCCGTTCAAGTTTGTGCTAAGGCCGTAGGCAAAACGGGCAACGTGGTGTTAGAACTTGCCGGCGATTCACCAAAACATTGTTTTGTTTCTGGCGTGAATGTTGCGGGTGACACTATTTCACGGGTGACAGTAGAATGTCTGTCTAATGAATACCCGACGTGCCGTAGCATTGTTGACGGGGCGACAGAGATAGAATTACCCGCATTGTTTAACGGCAAATATTTGGCGGGTCTTGTCGACGCGGCGACATTGTGGGCGGGTAAAGATTCACCTATTACCGTTGAGAGTATTCATGCGGCTAAACCAGGCCGTATTGTTTCGGCCAACGATTACGGCACGTTTACGGGTGTTGTGATGCCACAACGGGGGGGCAAATAATGGTTACGGCAGAACGAAATAGAGTGTCTGGCCATTACGTTGTTTCGGCGTTGGTTAATGATGGTGGCGGGGCATGGTTATTGTCTCGCCAATACTACGGCTACCCTAAGCGTGTAGCTATCGCATTGTTTCGTGAGTATTGCCAGGGTAACGGCATCGAAATAGTTAGGGGCGTATCGTGAATATTCATAGTGTGATGGCAGATATTGCGGCGGATATTTTAAGGCCCGTGACGTTGCCGATATGCCAGGGGTGCAAACATTACCCTGCTACTGCTTACGCTACGTGGCATCGAACCATTGACGGGCATGTTACTGATGCGGGCGGGGCGTACTTGTGTGCTACTTGCCGTGAGAGCCTTGAATCATCGGGGGCAGTAGTTGGGGGCGATAAATGAATGTTCATAAGGTTATGGCAAATATTGCCGCC